GTGTGAGATTTTGCGCAAGTAACTGCTCGGCGGCTAATTCAAGGGATACCGGCACCAAGAGATAAGTCGGGCGAATATTCAGAACCGTCTTCTTGTCGATACCGGTCTGCTTTGCCATGGAAGCGCGCGCCTCTCCAATACTGGCGGTGGAAAGCGCAGAACCACTTGAGGCTAGATTTTTGTGCGTGGCATGAAAGAGAGCAACCCCATCGCCCATGGCTGCATTGGCGGTCAAAATCGCCCAAACAACATCACTTTCAAGTGTGGCGATGGCAGTACCATACATGGCTGGAAGCCTCGTGAAGGCGTCCAGATCGTCATTGATGATTGTCTGCCGGGTGATGCCAACAACGCGGCCATAAGTCTCAACTCGATAACGTTCGCGGGCTTCCCCAATGGTTCCACGTTTGAACTCGCCCGCCTCATTTACCTTTTGCAGCTGGGGCGCTTCTCCAAGCTGAACCCGGGTGATATCCCGGAAATCTGAGGCCTGAACCTGCCGACAGAAGGGCTTGAATGTCTGCGGATAAGCTTCATAGGCTTGACGAAGCGTCTTGTTCGTCACTGCTGCGAGAATTTCCGGAAAATCAGAAGTTGAATGTAGGGCCCGGGTTGCGATCTCATCACGAGACATGCCGCGTACATTGACCCCTGCCGAGGCAAGAAATTCACGCGATAATTCGAGCAAGGTCATACCGCGATAGTCACGCGCAGGATCATTCAGCGGGAATAGGGTGGGGCTATATCGATGGAGCAGCGCGCTCGTTACCGCCTCGCGGCGGGTCTGGCGTTCATCCAGCCCTCCAAGTGGGGTTGAGACTTGCGCAAATGTACGTTTTTGCTCTGCGTCTTCGGCAACTTTATCGAGAATGATGCGCCGCGCCTCATCAAGAAGGACGCCTTTTGTGATCAAATCTTCAGCCATGCCGCGTTCAAGGCCAAGGCGGCCTGAGAGATCGTAGATAGTGGCGACCCTTTCGCGCTCGGCTGTCTGGGCCTGCGCGATGAGGGTTTGTGTGTCGGGTGCAGTTTCCATTGCGCGTACGATGGGCTCAGGCGCGGGTTGCTCAGCCGTCGTGATGGTTGGGGTCTCTTCCATGGAAATCCTCTCAGGGATGGAGGCGTCGTCCCGGTCCACGACGCAAGGGCTCAGCGGGTCAACCGAACGGAAGCCGGCCGCCGGATCGGCCCCGACCGGGACCGCGGAAATTTCAAAGGGTGTCCAATCAATCGCCCGCCAGATTTCTGGGGCATTGGGAGGGCGGGTCACATCAAAGCGATGGACCTGGTATCCGATTGACACAGCGCGCAGATGCCCTGCCTTGACGTCCGCCCAAATGGGTTCGACGTCGTCACGCTCGCTGAAACGAACACGTGCGATGCCACGCCCCTGATCGATCCGGGCGGTACCAGGCACGACCGAACCAATAACTGCGTCTAGCGTGCGGGTGTCATGTACCTTGAGCAGCGGACCGCCAGCATTTAGCCGATCGAGCCGGACATTCGTGGGCTCCATGCTAAGCTCTTCATCGAAGGGCTCGCCAAAGAGCGGCTGCCTTCTCACTCTTGCGCCTGTCGACCAGATAACTTCGATCGAGCGGTCCTGCTCATCGATGGTGGCCGGCAACAGGTCTGCTGCCCGGCGTAAAGCCGGCAGTTCGATCATGCCATGCATTTGAGTTTCCCTAGGTGGAGGTAAGAGCTGGGTCGGCTTGCATGACGCCGGTCTTAGTGACGCGGCGTGGATCGCTGTCCAGAATGAGCTCAAGGCTATCGATCTTGGCGTTCATGGAGGCGATCTCAGCTAGTACTGCGTCAGGGTTGTGGCCTTGCCGTGCGATCGCTTGAGCCAGCGTCATTGTGCCAGACCGCATGGCGAGTAGGTCCGCCATGGCGTCTTTCAGCGGATCGACCGCTTCGAAGCGCGGTGGTGACCATTCGACCGGGATGCGGGGTTGCGCCAGCTTACCTGCCGCCCAGGCTTGCTCGGTGAACCAGTTCCATGTGGGTTGGCAGAGCATTGGGATGATGATCTGCCATTGCACTGCATCGATCAGACGGCGGAACTCTACGAGCCCAGCCCGAATGGATGAATAATTGACCTGGCTGAGGTCGCCAGTGAGCAGTTCGTAGGGCATGCGAAAGCCTGCCGCCACGATATGCAGCTGCGCCTGGAGCCATTCTGCTACCCCGGCTGTGGTCGCCGGTTGATTGAAGCGAATGTCCTTGCCGCCGCGCGCATAGGCGATCAGGCCAGGCTCGAACTGCTCTACACGGTTGCCGTCCGCATCGACGACTGAGGGCGCGATGCCCTGTTCGGTTTCATCGGCGCCCAGCACGATGCCTACCACGCAGGCCTCGGTCTTCTTGCGAACCAGTTCAGCCTGCGTCCAGTCATCGAGATCGCGTAACGCGCGCATGACGGGGGTTCCCCAAGGAACCCCCCGCACCTGCGTCCGCTGCTTCTCGTAGAGGTGCAAAATATCGCTTGCCGGGATCGCCAGGCTCTCGATGCGCCGCTTGAGGCTCACAGAATTATCGCCAGGGTGCTGCGCGAACAGCCAATAAGCCCGCCTTCGTCCTATGGGATCGAACTCGACGCCCTGAACGATCCGCCCTCCATCGACAAGGTCGCCGTTTCTACCGGCATCCAGCATGTCGGCTTCGAGCAATTGCAATTGCAAGGGAACGTCGAACCCGTCGCCTGGCCTGCGCGGCCGGCGGCGCAATAATACCTCGCCCGCTTCAATCATTTGCCGACAGGCAAGGGTCTGCAGTCCGAGAAAGTCGAGTTGGCCGTCGGCGTCACATTGCGCCGACCAGTTCGCCCAGAGCTTGTTGGCCTGGGCGTCGATTTTCTCGTTGCCGCTGGCTGCGCGCGGAATAATGCCGGAGCCTACGATATTGTTGACGAGCGCCGAGACCGCCTTGGCAGCATGGGGATTGTTGCGCACAAGGTCGCGCATACGGTCGCGGAGCAGGGCGCCGGCAATGGCGACCTCGGCATCGGCCGATGTGGCGGACGTTCGCCAGCCATCGGTGCGACGGCCTTTTGCAGCGCCGTCATAACCACGCATAATCGTCTCAAAGCTCTGGCGGGCAAGAACGCGCTTTAACGCGGTGCGCGGCGCAACAGCGCCGATAGCACGGTCTAACCAGGGCAGACCGGACATTACCGGTCGCCTCTTGAGAAACCGGCATAGCCTGCGAGCGGCAACGGCTCTGATGCGTCAGCAGCCATCTCCCGCTCAATCGTGCGGATGCGCGACAGAAGATCCACCGCTGCGCCATATTCAACGGTCTTGCCGTCATAGCTGACGCGCAGCGTTCCTGAGGCATAGGCGCGCTTCAGGGCATCGAGTTCGCTCTGTGTCCAACTCATCGGAGCCAGCCTTTATCTTTGACCCCAAGCCAATCTGTCCGGCGTTTGCCGCCAGATGTTGGTTGCCGCGCCAGAATGCCGGCGTCTGGGGACTGGGTGTGTGTTTGCAAAATATCGGCGGGCGCAATGCCCACCTGGTCTTCAAGATCGCGCCACTTCTCATCGGACCAGCGATCGGCGCCTGCAATCCATGCGGCGGCTCGCGCATAAACACGGCAATCGAGAACCTCGTTTCGCTCTCGAAGTTTCTGCCACTCCAGCCGCTGAAATCCGCGCTTGGTCTTGATGGTGATCAATTGTTCGGCGACCAATTGCTTGATCCACTCGGCTTCCAGGCCGCGCGGCAGATGCACAAAGCCTGCCGGGTATTGTGCGCCGCCGGTAATTTCTTCGTCGGTCGGTCGATTGAGCCTTAGAAACCGATAGGTCTCGGCTTTGAAGGTCGAGACCGCGACGGTCCAAATCCGGGCGCCGCGCCGCAGCTTGCGACCATTTTCGGTCACATCCACAAAACTTGGTCCGACAATGGGTGCGGCCCGGTTGAACCCCTCGACGCCTTTGACTGGCACCACCTGACCCTGTCCAACCGCGCGGACCCACGCATAAACGGCAGGCGATTCATATCCGGTGTCGATGCTGAGCTTTGCTAATCCCAAGCGCGCGCCGTGCGCATGCGGCCAGGTGCGATCAAGCAAAGCTGAAAGCGCTGTCCACGTGCTCGCGTGCTCGGGTCCACCCTCGATAATGATGTGGTCGATGAACCAGCTGGTAAGACCGCGCCCCCACGCCCAAACCGAAACCTCGATCCGATCCTTCTGGACGTCTGCGCCGGCGGTTAGAAACAGGCCGCCTGAAGGAATAGTGCCGAGTTGCCATTGCTCGCGGCGCTCATAGAGCCGCTGCCAATCCGGCGCCTCACCTGTCTCCATCCAGGTCTCGCCCAGCATGCTGTTCTTGAAACTTCGTTTGGCCTCGTCCGTTGCCTGTGCCGCCTCCCATGCGCGGGCGATCTCCACCCAGGACAGCCAACCCACCGGCGAATACAACGCCGATAGATGAAACCCGATGGTGCTAGGATCCGTCGATGCCGCGGTTGCGCGCCACTCGCCCTGTTTGAGCATGGCGGTTTTGTGGTGCTCCTCGATTTCTCCATCACAAGCATTACAGCGATACCTCGCCGTCTCTGGCTTTGCCTTCTCCCAGCGCAAGCGCTCGAACTGAAGCCATTGGCTGTGATCGCAATGCGGGCAGGGCACAAAGAAGCGCTGCTGATCGGACGAAAGAAACTCCCGCTCGATCCGGGAAAACCCCTGAATTGTCGGCGTTGAAGCCAGAAACACTTTCGAGCGCCAGGAGAACGTGCGTGTGCGCGCCTCTGCCAGTGCAACGGGATCGCCTTCCTCGTCAGCGGAAGGGGGATAGGCGTCGACCTCATCGAGAAACAAATAGCGCGCGGGCATCGAGCGAAGACCGACAGCGCTGTTGGCACCCGTCATGACCAGCAATCCCGCTGGAAATTCCTTCGATAAAACCGTGTTGCCGGCATCGCGCGAGCGCGAGGGTTTTACCCGGGCGCGCAGAATCGGACTCTCCTCGATCAGCGGATCAACGCGCTGGCGCGAGAACCGCTTCGCCAATTCCACAGTCGGCTGCACGCAGAGCATGGGCCCGGGTGCATGATGGATGACGTAGCCAATCCAGTTATTGCCAGCTTCGGTGGCGCCCACCTGAGCCGCCTTCATGAACACCACACGCCTTGTGGCTTGCGAGGGCGAAAGTGCATCCATGATCGCGCGCATATAGGGCGTGCGGTCGGTGCGGTAGCGGCCGGGCTCAGCAGACGCCCTGGGGCTCAGCATGCGGTGTTGGTCGGCCCATTCAGAGACGCTGAGTGTGGGGTCGGGCGTCAGTCCATCGCGCCAGGCGGCTGCGAATTTCTCGCCGCCGTCAAAGTCGGTCAGCTCATCGGAACTCTGGTTGGACCTCGGCAAGATCTGCGAGGTGTGATCGGACATGGGCTTCCAGAACCTTCTGCATCTGATGCGCCTCGACGCCGAGTTCCGCTGCCATCAAGGCCGCAACGCGTACTGGCCAGTTGATCCAGCCATCGCGTTCTTCACGCGCAAGACGAAACACCAGTGCGGTTGCCCTTGGTCGATCCACGAGCTCACCCTTCATCCGCTGCAGCCGCAGACGCGCCAGATGCGCCTTGGCTATCTCATGGGCCGTTCTAGCCTGAACAAAGGTGACGTTCCCACTCGCGGGTAGTCCCTGTTCCCTGAGTGTTTCACGCACCGAGCCTAAGGCTGAACTGGCAACTGGTTTCAGCTTTTGTTGTTTGGGTTTGTCGCGCGCCGGGTCAGTGGTGCGCTCCCAAGCGGTGTCCGCCTTGGCGGGATCGACGGTGCCATCGGGTTCCAGCGTTATCCGTCCAGCTGTGGCCGCGCGGAGCACCGCAACATGGCTCACGCCGCGAAGCCGGGCATAGGCGCGGATTGATAATCCCATGATCGACGGGCCCCAGAGAAAGCAATTTGATTGCGTGCTTATCGACTTGGCTTCAGCGCGAAGTGAAGCATTCATGCGTTCATCAAGAACGGAGATTGCGATGAACGCCGCCAACAGTATCACGGGCAAAAACATAAAGGCCATTGATGCCTTTATTGCCAGGAAGACCGAGATAGACGCGATGCTCGAACGTCTCCGGGCTCTCAGCGAGGACCACTTCAACGTCGCACCAGATGATATTGACTGGGGCCACGTTGGAACGCTGGCCGATTACGTCGAGCTTCTCAAGCGCATCACCGATTGCGCCTTCAAGGAAGGCGAGCAGGCCGGTTAACGCCCTGCTCGGACCGCTCTCGCCCCGACAGGTCCGCCCTCGGGGCTTGGGCCCGTAGCAGGGCTCCGATGGTCGTAGCCCGCTTTATCGAAGGGTCCGCACCATGTCCCAGCTCTCCGACACCCAGCTTGTTATTCTCTCTACTGCCGTCCAGTGCCCAGACCGCTGCGTCCTGCCGCTGCCCGACCGCCTCAAGGGAGGTGCCGCCAGCAAGGTGGTCAACAGCCTGATTGGCAAGGGTCTTGTTGAAGAGGCCAAAGCCAAACGCGGCGAATTGATCTGGCGCGACACCGGCGACGGACACGGCGTTACGCTCGTTGCAACCGATGGCGCCTTCGCCGCGCTCGGCATTGCGCTCGCGTCCGACCCCGCATCAGCCGGTCGTTTGGCGGTCGCAGTCGATGATGGCCAGATGATTGGGGGCACACCTGCCGATCAAGGTACCGCTGCCGTGATGGTCGATGACCGCGCCCATAAGGATGGCGCTGCTCCGCGCACGCGCGCTGGGAGCAAGCAGGCAAAACTGATCGAGATGCTCAAACGCCCAGATGGAGCGACAATCCCTGAGGTTGTCGATGCGCTTCAATGGCAGGCCCATACAGTACGCGGCGCGATTGCCGGAGCGCTCAAGAAGAAGCTCGGCATTGATGTCACCTCTGAGAAGGTGGATGGCAGGGGGCGGGTGTATCGGGTGGCCTGACGGCTCCCGACGATATTAAGGAAGTTGAAGCCCGCCACCTCGGCGGGCCTTTCTGGTCGGTGCAGCGCGTTGAAAAACCTGCGCAGGAGGTAGGAACGCACCAAGGAAACGACTGTGAAGATCAAGCCCATGCCAATATTCTGGCTAAAGCTGG